AGTAAAACTGCCAAGGATCTAGTCCTGCCATAGACTGCGGAATTCGCCCCGTGAGTGCACAGCGGTCCACAGCATTTCCGCGACAAATTCAAAATTATCTCTCAGACACTGTGTAGTGGGTTCTGGGCCGGAATCTAACACTCTATCATAGGCACTCTGCCCTATGAACACAAGATAACTGCTGTCCAATCCTCTGCGTTTCAGCAGTGAGGGAAACACACTACGGGCAAATAGGCAACTGTCGCCCAGTGCTCTGGCCGCGGGTTCAGTTTTCACAGTGAGCAGCGATTCTGCCCAACTGGGCTTGGGCTGCCAATCAGGTCGATCAATGTGTGCGACCAAGACTCTGACACAGTAGTTCTGCACAGCGACTGGCATGGTCCAACCCTGACGTTGCCAGCATTCCGTTAGTACACTGTCAATTTCATCGCTAGCCCACATATTTTATTTATTGACCAATTATGATTTTCTAGCATAATAACTATAATTGGATTCATATTTCAGTTTTGCCTTTGATAGTTTGTGCAGCAATCGCAGTATCGTGTGCATATTGATAGTTAACTGTGGTAGCGTTAAATCTATAGACTCTAGCCCCGTTTGTGATATGGAATTTACTAGCCATCTCTGTAGGCGGACTCACTGTGAATATGCCCTCGCACAGGGGATCTGCCTGGAATTTTGTCTGTACAGCAGTGATTAATTTAGATCCCGCACCCGCTTTTAAACTCCAAATGCTATAGGCCACAGCCTTATGACCACGAGGTGTGATCAACAATACTTCTTCACTGTCCGGCACACTGTCACACCATGCGATACAGACAGTGGCTTGCCTAACACCATCTACTACCCAAGCATAGATGTCATGCTGTTGTCGCCAGGACATGGGTATGGCAGGACGCACAGGATCTTCTGTGCTAAGGTCAAGGTCAGTGTTAGTTATGTTTATTAACATGATAAGTATCAGTGGGTAAGCAAATACTTATCATTATAGCAGAGTTTTCCTAGACTTACAACAGTCAAGATCGCTTTTGGCTGTTGTATTTCTGCATGACCCAATCAGGATAGGTATTACCCATGTCCATGGCCAACTCCATCACCTGCATTTGGATATTAGTTAGGGGTTGGTCTTTGGTTACTGGTGTATTGGCTATAAGCAATCCAGAGGTAGTTTCCCTACGAGTTGAGCTGCTAGGTTCACTGCTATTCTTAGCCGCTGCTCCGCCAGCAATCTTTTCTAAGGCAGCACGACCACCAAATCGTGCGATATCACGTTGACTGCCATTATCTAGTAGATTACGAGCCTCTTCGGGAGTAATATCATACTCACTGCTACGACCACTGGCATTGGCAGGATTAATTTTTTTAGCAGGTTTTTCAGGTTGCTCAATTTCAACAATAGTGGCTAGATCTTTTAACACACGTTCAACTCTGTTTTTAGTCTGTGTATCCAGGGCTTTTAATTTTTCAGGATCGCGACTGAACTGCATGATAGTTTCTAAATGATTTTCTAAAATTTTCTGATCTTCGGGACTGAAATCTTCAAAACCTTTGGCAGTGACTACGTCATAAAGGCCTTTGGCTAGATCATAAACGCCCAAGGCTGCTAGGCCCACTGCCGCTGCTGTGCCTATACCCGGTACTAGCGCACTGGCGCCAGCAGCACCAAATCGTGCGGCGGCACGACCTAACAGTCTACGACCAATAGCATTTCTTCTATTTTTCGGAACAGGACCAGTTTGTGCAGATTGCTGTGCAGCCTGTTGTGCAGCCTGTTGGGGGGCCCGATAAGCCTGTGCTTCTCTACTACCGCCCGGATACGGCACATTAGGATTAGCACTGGGTTTTCTTGGTTTAGGAGGAGTCCGTAGTGCCTGCATAGCGGCCTGTTGTGCAGGCGTTCTAGATCTCCCTGAATTCTGTGGCACAACAATTTGATCTTTCTCGGTAATGTAATCTCTAAACAGAGCCATTTGATCAGCAGCAGTAAGGGCATTAACATTGGCTAATCTAGCACGATAAGCACTTTCTGCTTTGATGTTATACTTGGCCAATAATGCTTCTATGGCTCCTAGTGCATCTTGTAACTTTTTAGCATTGCTATCACTTGCCTGTGCTGCACCACCTGACGATGCTTTTGGACCGTCTTTCTTGATCTTGGCCAGTTCATCAACAGTAACAGTGCCAGTTGGTTCACGACCAAGGGCTTTTTCAGCATCGCGTATGGCCTGTCTAGTTTCGTCCCCCATCTTACCGTCCACGCCAAATTTAGGTAATTCGAAACCTGCATCTACTAGAGCCTGTTGTAATTTTTTGGTGTCCTGACTGAAAGGTTGAATAGATCTATCACTGTCTGTTTGTGCAGAATCTGCCGGCTTAGCAGCAGCACCTTGCGGGGTATTTGTGCCTGCTGATGCAGCCGATGATGTAGATGTTTTAGGTTTTACTCTGCTGCCCGCACGTAGCAGATCTCCGTATGCATTGTAAGGATGTATACCGTCGCCGTAGGGCTGTGCATTTAATCTATTGTCAAAGTCTTCTAATGGACCTAAAAAAGTCGCACCATATTTGTCTGCTATAGATCGTAACTGTGCATTGATACCTTCTAGGTTCACACGGTATTTTTTACCGTTTGTGTATCTCGTAGGATCAAACCATTTGCTAGTTTTACTGCCTACGCCTACCAGCGCCACTGCGGCACCCGCATCCGTAAGCGATTTTACTTGGTCATCAATATAGTTGCCGATTTTTGAACTTATTTTTTCGCCACCTTCAAGTTCTACAGGTGCACTGTTGCTGGCACCACTGCTTAAAATCACTGTGACGCCTTTGGCCTTGCCGGTATCGATAAATCTCTTTACAAACCCTAGCACTTGTTGACTGGTAGCCCCACCTCTAGCATAGGGTCCTGCACCTCCTATGCCTACTGCTATACTGTCTCCTATAACAACCGGAGCAGAAGCTTGGCCAGCGGCTTTTTCAACAGCTTGGCTGGCTGTGGCGATATTACTGTACCATCCAGGCTGTTCAACTAGATATTTTTTATAAGATAACATAAATGTTCTGTAACAAGTATTTATTATACTTGTCCGTTCGGTACACCGTGAAATTTACCTTCGGGCCATTCAGGGGGCCAAGTCCAATTTGTAAGGCTGTATTTTGTGCCCGATCGCATGGGTTCAGTGTAATGGCAGTGTGTCAGTGTGCCCGGAAACATCACAGCATGTCCTACAGGCAAATCTGCATTGTTGTAATTCTGCCTAGGAAAAATCAAATCTCCCCCTTCAAAATCACTGTTTAGTTTAACTACCATAGTGATAAGACTAAGATCGTGGTGCGGATCTAGCTTGTCATCGAATGCTGTTTCGTACTTGACAATGAGAGGACTAAACCATCCTGGTATGGTGGTATAGGGCCAAACTTCCCCGATCATAGGAAATAGACGTTTGTAGTGTTCAACGAACTGTAAAAATCCCAATCTGCTAATAAAATTAAGATCTAAATTTACAAATTGTAAATTACCTTTGTAATTAATAGTTTCATGTCCCTGTTCATGTCTATGAAAATATCTATCATAAGTTTTGGCTAATTTTACAATTTTTTCACATCCTTGTTCGGTAAAGAATGGAAATTTAATTATTTCGTTGTCTACTGACCAAGTCTTTCCGCATTCTGGATGCACATAATTTTGCCAGTGGGCTATAATATCATAATCCATCAGACGGGCCTAAATTGTTTAACAACTGTCTTAGTTTTGAGCTTTCTACCTGAGCCTTGGGTTTACTCATGCTTAGACCAACAGTTGGATCTTTGATTTCACCTGTGCCCGTGTCTATAGTAGATTTTTGTTTAAGCGACTCATAAATTGCACTGGGCGTAGATCTACTACTAGAATCTGATTGTGCATCTTCTCCCGGATCAGTGATACGCAATGTATCTATGTCAAAGTCTAAATCAATTTTTTGCCCAACGCCGGAACTGGATCTTGTTTTCATTAATTGGATTTGATATTTGCCACGTTCGCGCATGGCACGACTAGTAAAGATACCAAAAACGTTATCCGCAGTTTGAATCTTAGATAGGCCGCCACTGATATGACTGTGATCAAATTCAACTTCTTCTACAGCACCACGATTCAACTGACTGGCAGTGACCATGATACATTTCTTCTCCATTGAAAGATTGCGTAGTTCTTCTGATACGAATTTGTCTTTGATAAACAGATTCTCTGCAGAGATTTTTTTAGATATAGGCATTAATAAATCTAAGTAGTCAATCAGCAGTATATCAACTTTGCGTCCTAGTTTAATTTCATATTCTTTGAGATAACTGCGTATGTCATTAGCGGTTTTTCCAGATGGCATGTACTTGACTTGATAACTACCGCTTTTCTTTCCAATGATTTTCACACGCATTTCTACTTCATCAATCTGCCTGAAAATTTCTCTGCTAGGAATTTCTGTCAACATGCTGTCAATACGCATACTGACCAACTCTTCGGAAAGCTCAAGAGTAAGATAAACAACA